GTAAAAAACATGACAATATTTAGCAAAATGATAAAGTCGCTTGTAAAACAACAACAGGTTAAGAATGTTAAACCGAAAAGAAAGAAAGTCGGTAACACATTAACCGAAGGCAACGGCGGAAACACCATGCAAGACAGAGGTGCTATTCAGGTCCCTTCATCTTGGTCGCTTAACCCGTATTTCAATAATAACTATTATTACAGATGGCAAGCCTTAACGCTTTTATACTTTACTTCGTGGGAAGCCCGTAAGATTGTCCAAATCCCTGTTCAGGACGCTTTCAGAATTAAGCCTAAGCTTGTCGGTGTCAATGAAGATGAACGTGTTATTCTTCTTAATGCTTGTGACAAGTATGACCTGTTTAATAAAATGAGAAGAGGTGCTATTCAAGAAAGATTGCTCGGCGGTTCTGCTATTTTAATCGGTGTCGCAGAAGAACAAGATGACCCGTCCGTCCCTCTCAATATAGATAATGTTGATAAAGACGATTTGAAATTTCTTAATGTTATTTCACTCAATCAAATGCAAAAGCCTGAGTATTGCACAGACCCGTTTAGTGAGAACTATGACAAGCCTGAGTATTATTCAATTAACGGCACACGAACTCATGTTTCAAGGATGATTGTTTTTGATGGCGAGCCTTTGTTTAACTATTCAACCCAAAGGTTAATGCAAAGCTTCAGAATTAACCCACAAGGTTTCGGAGAAAGCGTCCTTGTACCTCTTTGGGATTCAATCAACCGTTGCATAGGAACCCAACAGGCAGGTTATCAGTTAATTTCAAAAGCAAGTATCACACTTGTCAAGGCAGAGCAACTTCTTAACCTTGAAGGAACAAAGATGGGCGAAATCGCCGTTAAACAGCTTCAAGAAATGGCTGAGATGATTAGCATATACAGAGCGGCTATCATTAAAGGTAAAGGTGTTGAAGTCGAAGAAAGCGGTGCTTCTTTCGGTTCTGTACCTGAGTTACTTATGAGCTATTTGCAAATTTTGTCCGCCGCCTCTGATATTCCTGCATCTCGTTTCTTAGGTCAGGCACCTGGCGGATTAAACACAACAGGTGACGGCGATTTGGAAAACTACTATAACGCCATTGCATCATATCAGGAAACACGACTTGACCCGAAGTATGAAAAATTGTTTGACATTCTTGGCCGTTCTGTTCTTGGTAAAGAAAAATGGCTTTCAATCAGACCTAAATTCGAAATTGAGTTTGAACCTCTATGGAACCTTAAGGAAACAGAAAAAGCACAGGTAGATAGCACTGTTGTTTCTATGTTGCGTGGCCTTAAGAACGACGGTATTATTCCTGCCGAAAAGGTTGTTGATGAAATTAACAGCAAGAAGATATTTTTAACTGAGTTTTCCACAGACGAAATATCTGATATGACTGATTTTAATTATAACAATTTAGGCGAAGCTGGTGAAGAAGCAGATAAAGCAATCGGGGAGTTAAAAAATGTCGGCGATAATCCTAAACAAGAAGCCAAAACCCTCTAAAAAGAAGAGGATTGAAACAAGGCCTATAAACGACCCTAAGGGCGTAGAAAAAGACGCTAAAAGGACGCTTAAGCGCATTACAAAGCATATCCAACAGGATTTAGATTTAGCTCTTGATACGCTCGATAATAAAACACCTGCGGAAGTTGGTGCCGAGTTAGAGGCAATAAGAAAGAAACACAATTTTAGTTTATCTTATATGGCCCATGAAATCGCTCGCAGGTGGGTTGAAAAAGTAAATCTTTATAACAAAAAAGAAACGATGAAGGTTATACGTTCTGCATTAGGAATTGACATTGCTACTATTGTAGACGAGGCTTTGCAGTATGACTTGGAATCCCTTATTTATGAGAACGCAAGTTATATATCCTCAATACCTGATTATTTGATAGGAAACGTCGCAAGGCGTGTTCTTCAAAACTTCCGTGGTGAGCCAATGCCCGAGGGTCGGACACTCAGACAGCAGATAAAGGAAGAATTTAAGGTATCAGACGAAAGGGCTAAAGTTCTTGCTCGTGACCAAACGGCAAAGATGAATACTTCACTTACTCAGGTAAGACAAAAGCAGTTAGGTATAGAATGGTATGTATGGAAAACCGTAGAAGACCAAAGAGTTGTCGGCAATCCAAACGGAAAATATCCTAAAGGAAACGCAGGCCACAAAAACCATTATATCATGCAGGACCTTGTTTGCAAGTGGGATGACCCTGATGTTTATTCGGATGATTATGGAAAAACATGGAAGCAAAGAACACAAGAAATGCCACACAATGCACCTGGCCAAGATATTATGTGTCGGTGCAGAGCGGCCCCTTTCATTGATGTAGAAGCGTTAAAGGTCAAATGGGAATAATTTTTTTATTTGACAAGATTAAAGAAGTGTTTTAGTATTTAGTCAAAAGGAGTAAAAATGGACTTCACAACAGAAAGAGTAAAAATCGGAAATCAGTTCAAGGTTGATGAAGACGGTATAATGACCGTAAATGCCTGCATATTAAAGACAGGTGTTTTCCCTTACCTTGAAAGTGAATTTATTGAAAACGGCTCAAACGAGCCTATCCCTGTTTACATTCCTGACTCTGCATTTACACCCGAAGCTTTAGAAAGTGGCGAAGGTCGTGATGTTATTGTTGGGGACCATATTTGGCGCACAGCTGAAAACTCAATGCATGACGGTCATACAGTCGGTAGTATCGCAGGCGTTTTGCACAGGGAGAATGGAAAGATTTTTTGTAAGCTTCGTATTGACGATAAAGAAACCGTTGATAAGGTGCTTGCAAAAGAGCTTGTGGAAATATCGGCAGGTTATCGTGCAGATTTTCAACAAGAAGACGGTATTTATAATGGTGAACCTTACAAATACCTTCAAAGCAACATCGTATTCAACCACGTCCTACTTTTGCCTGTAGGCGAGGGTAGGTGCGGTTCTGATGTAAAAGTGATTAACAAAAAACAACAAGGAGAAAATCAAATGTCAAAAACATTGCGAGTAAAAATCGGTAATGTCGACAAATCCGTTGAATTTTCTAACGAAGACGATGCAGGCAAGGCTGAGGAATTAGTTGAGGAAGTCAAAAAGACATCTGCCGTCGACGTTGATAATGCACTTGAGGAAGTCAAAACCTTGAAAGAGGAAGTTGAAACCAAAAATGCTGAATTGGAAGAAAAGAAAAAAATCATCGAGGAATACAAAGAAAAACTCGAAGAAGCTCTCTCTCCCGAAAAGCAAGAGGAATTAGCTGAAGAATTGGCTGAACAGAAAGTGGCGGAGAACGAAGTTATCGAAACCGAAATTGATGACGAAGAAAAAGAAGAAGTCAAAAACAAATGCCATACAATGAACAGAAAAGACCGTATTTTGTATTTAGCAGAAAAAGTGCTTAACAAAAAAGGTTTTGATTGCTCAGGCATGAGTGAAGACAGAAAGATTGGTGCTTTTCAAGCTATTGCTTTGGATGCACACATTAAAGTTCAAAACAAAAAAGCAAACAAAACATTCGTGCCTGGCGCTAAGGCATTAAACGCAAAAGCTACTGATGCTCATTCGTCTTCAGTTGCACGTATGTTTAGTTTCACAGGTGTTAAAAAATAGGAGAAAAAACAATGTCAGTTTATCATGGAACAAAATTTGGGTTCGTTCAGGACGCCGTCTATGACCAGATGGGCATTTCGCTCGAAGGTCGTTTGGCTAACGCTTCAGACATCAACCTTTGTGATGCGGTTGTTATTGGCGAATCCGCAGGTATTCCTGTTGGTCTTGGTGTTTCCGTTGCTTCTTTGTCAGGTGCTAAAAAACCTGGCATCAATGATACAAAGTTAATGCTTCCTACAGGTGCCTCTACTGCGGCAGACTTTGCTGGTATTTTGGTAAGAACAGATACGGGCAGAACAAACGCAGACGGTGTCAATTACATGGGTTATCAAGAAGTTGGTACGCTCTTGCGTAAAGAACGTGTCGGTGGTCGCATTTGGATTAAAGCTCAAGGCAATATCACCACAAACGGTAGCCTTTATTGGATTGTCGCTGATACAGCAAACTCTGGTAAGAAAATCGGTGGCTTTATGGGTAGCTATGTGTCAGGTGATACAGTATTGCTTCCTGGTGTTAAAGTTGTTGCTGGTGCCGAAGCTGGTAAATTAGCTTTAATTGAAGTTGGTGTTTCTGCTGGTTATGCAACAGACGCAGGTGTCGCAAGCGCCTATCAGGCTAAATTGACCGCAGGTGCTAATGTTGCAATCAGCGACGAAAACGTCATCTCTGCAACAGATACGACTTACACCGCAGGCACGGGTATCGAAATCAGCGATGAAAATGTCATCTCTACAACTCAAGGATAATAGGAGAAAATAACAATGTCTAACTTTTTATATGGTTCTCAGTCAAATGTAACGGCTCAAGAGTTGGCATTTAGTATTTATACTGATGTCGATGCCGCCTTTTTTGACGTTGAATATCCCGAACACGATTGGTATAAACTTTTGAAAGAAGACCAAATTAACAACAGTATCAATCCTGGTGCTACCACTTATGCCGCTCGTATTCGTGACCGTCAGGGTACTGCCGCTTTCGTTGGCAAAAATGAAAATAACAATATCCCGAAGGTGTCGCAGTCTATCGGTGCTATCGAAGTTCCGATGGCGGCTTCTGCCGTTGGCGCAACATTGAACAACGAAGATGCTCGTCAATATCAATTCGGTTTCAATAGCAACCTCGCACAAGACCTCGGTGAGTGCATGCGTACCGCTTGCGATAACCTTATCGAACAAACGACGTTCTTTGGTGACCCGTCTGTTGGTTTCCGTGGTTTCTTGAACTATGACGGTATTACAGTCACAAACGCCGTGAATGGTGCTTCTGGGTATGCTGTTTGGTCAAAGAAAACGGGTCTTGAAATGGTTAAAGACGTTCAAGATGCTATGTCCTATATGTGGACTACAAGCCGTAACTTGTTTGTGCCGAACACCGTTTATTTGCCGTTGGCTCAATTTGCTTTAATTAGCAATACGCCTATGGCTTTGTCTTCACAGGCTTCGACCTTTGTGTCAGCTTTGACTTATTTGAAAGCAAACAACCTTTGCAATCAAATCCGTGGTCAAGAATTGGAAATCGTGCCGATTCGTTACTTAGCTGGTGCTGGTGTCGGTACCTCAGACCGTATGGTTGTTCAAGATAGAAGCAAACGCAATCAGGGTATGCCTTTCCCGATGCCTTACACGGTTCAGGCCCCTGTTCCTGTTCCGCTTGGTGCAGAGTTCTATTCAGAACAGAAACACGGTTCATATTTCATCAGCCAAAAGCTTTCAACTCTTTATGTTGATGGCATTTAATTAGGAAAGGGGAAACATTATGGCTACAAGAAAAAAAGCAACAAAGAGCAAGGCAGAAGTTAAGGCTTCTGCCGAGCCCATTAAATCTGAAAATGTATCTTTCGCAGACGAGCTCGTCGCTCAGGCATCAATTAACGCCACAATCGAGGAAGAAATCCCTGCAAAGGTAGAAAAACCTAAAGCAAGAGAAGTTTCGTCCTTTGTTACTGTGTTAAACACTTCATTCAATGAAATTTTGTTAAACACGGGCGTTGTTGGTGAGTTCGTAAGAATTGCACCTAAAGAGATGAAGCGTATCGAAAGAAGCATGTATCGTGATTTAATGAAAAATCAAGTTGTGCGGAATTGGTTTGATAAAGGTATTCTTTCATCGAGCGAAGACGCAAACGAAACATCTGTGCATGAAGCAGAAGTTCCTGAAAACCTTAAGGGGGCTGTCGAGAAAACAGACTCTGTAAGTACGGTGTCTGCTTCTGTCACAAAGTTTGAAAAAGAAGGCACAGTTCAAATCAAACTTTAATTTATTAAGTGGAGATAAGGCGTGTTTAACGTAGTTGAATTTAAAAGCGTATATCCTGAATTTAGCGGATTGTCTGACACGGTTGTTCTATACACAGGTGCCAGAGAGGATACTATATTGTCAGATTACTCTTGGAAAGACTTGCGTATGCATGCCTTATACCTGCGTACAGCTCACCGCCTTGCTTTGCGTTACAATATCGGAAAGCAGTTTAAGACAAACGGGTTAAACAATGCGGCAACGTCTGCATTAACAACAAGCAAGAGTGCCTCAAACGCAAGTTTGTCCGAAGGCTCAGAGATTAACGCATTTGCAAGAAGTGATAATCCTATATGGGCAGACTTCGGGCGTACTCAGTACGGTCTTGAATATTTAAGTTTGCTCGAAGAAAATATGCCCTATGGCGAAGTTATATTGAGTCCGAGGGTTATAAATGTTTACCGTTAATGTTTCCGTTAAGAATACAAACCCTAATGTATACAAGCAATTAAAAAAAAGGCTTGAACAAATAAGTCGTAAACAAGTTGTTGCTGGCTTTCCTAAAGGCAAGCTTAATTCACCTTATTACGAC